CGCGGGGATCTTGAGGCGACCCGGAAACGTGCCGCCATCGCCTACACTGAACATGCTTTCAGTGAGGCGCTGGCATTCCTCCAGGCGCATTCCGGTGTACAACAAAAACACACACCGCCGCCGACATGCGCCGGTCAGCTTCGCCAGCCACGCGTCGAGGATGGCGCGGGGAATGCGCTTCCCTTTTTGCGACTCCTTCTCAGGGCCCTTCTCAAACTTTGGCCAGTACTCCACGGGAAAAGGCATGGCGTAGCCGTGGCGCTTGCTGCCCTCGATGACGCCACGTTTGAGGGTGCCGACCTCCCGCTTGATGCTCTGCTGCCGGCACGTCGTGGCGCGGTGCGCCACGTAGGCGTCAACCTCGCTCAGTGTCAGGGAGCTAGGGTGGCGCGGCCCGGCAGCCTCGAAAAAGCGCATGAGCTGTTTCCAGTGCTGCTCGATGCCGCCCTTGATGGTCGCAAGGTCGGAGCGTTTCAGCGCCCGCGCCACGTCCCAAGTGCACAGCTCGCTTAGTCCTATGGGACTGTAGGCAGCATCGGGAGCCACGCCGCGGCGCTGCTCGAGGCGGGCTTTGTGTATTTTGCGTGCCTTGGCTTTGTTGCGTTCGCCTGTGGACAGGCGTACCTCTTTTGCGCCGGTTGGTCGGAAAACAGAGTAATAGATACCGTTCTTGCGTCGTTTTAATGCCATGCTAGTTTCCTGCGTGTGTAATTCAGTCGGCCTGTAGGTGTACCCCCCAGGGGATACACTTGGCTATAAAAAAGGGGGGATCACCCATGGCAGGACCGTCGCAAATCCCAAACGTGAGAACGCGGAAAGATAAAAATTCCTTGCCGGATAGAGCGCCAAGGTTCACGGTAGGCAAGGACGTTGACCAGTCAGTGCAACTCGCTCTGACGCGCTATGCCGACACGCTCGACAGCATCCTGAAATACCTTAACGATGTACTCGGCGCGAGCAAGTAAGCCTCGGAGGGAACACCTATGGCCACAGACATTTACGGACGCTCTACAGACGCCGGCACAAGCAACCTGGCGACCTCAGCGTCAGGCTTTTCCGCACCGCAAAGTACCACACTTGCGCCTGGATACACTTGGGACGGCGTGGGATTCGTGGTCGGCTGCGATGGCTCCCGTGTCACCTACACTGACGCATCCGGTAACCTCGCGGGCACCATCGAGAGTGACGGCACTCTGTGGTGGAGAGCGCCGATTAAACTCGCGCAGATTACCGCAAACTCGGCGACGCTTACAAGTGCCACGATTACGACACTGCAGGCAGCGCAGGTAAACGCCGATGTAGGCACGATTACCACGCTCAACAGCACGACCGCGAATGTTGGCACGATTGCTGCAACGAACGTAAACGGCGCGACGATTAACGCGTCAGGCACGATTAACTCTCCGGCAGCCAACATCGCCGAGTTTGTGGCGCACAACCTCACCGCAGACGCCATCACCGTCAACACGCTGACAGCCAATCAGACCGTTGCCACCGCGACTACAATTTCCACAACGGATGTGACCGCTTCGCGTAACGTCACTGCTGGCAATGCCATCACAGGCAAGACGTTTACGGGCGTGGATGCGTCGTTTAGCGGGGCACTGACGGCAGGGGCCGCGAACCTCGGCGCGGTAGCGGGCACATCCCTACAGACTTCTGGCAGTGTCACCATCGGCGGCAATGCCACTGTGGCGGCCATCACTGCAAGCGGCGCTCTGAAGGCAGCGACCGTCGAGAGTGTCGGGGAGTTAAAGGGCGCGTCGCTCACTGTGGCGGGCGTGGGCACGCTCGGCAGTGTGGTGTCGCAAGGCGACCTGTCGGCAGCCAACGCAAATGTCCGCAGCGACCTCACTGTAGGTGGCTCGGCGACTGTCACGAATGCGCTCTCTGCAGGGAGTGTGACGACACCTACGGCAACGGTGACTGACCTCACTGTGTCACATGCAATTACCGTGCCGTCACTGTCTACGACCGGCAACCTGTCTGGCGTTAACATCACCGCCAGTGGCGACGTGCGTGGCGTCAACATCATCGGCAGCACATCCGTACAAGCGCCCACAATTGGAGGCACCAACATCACGGCAGCAGGCACGCTGAAAGGCGATGCTGTGGTGGCGAATACGGCTGCTGTCGCTGGTGCGATTACGGCTGCTTCGATCACGCTTTCCGGCGCCGTAAATGCAGCGACCGTCACGACAGGCAATTTCTCGGCGACTGGCACGTTTACGGTCAACGCCGCAACCGTCACCAACGCGTTAACGGCATCCTCGGTCAACGCAGGCACGCTGACCGCCACGGCCTCGGTCAACGCGGCGTCAATTACGGCGTCAGGCACGCTTAGCGGTGCAACGGCTGCTATCACCGGCGGTGTAACAGCAGATGCGGTCACGGTGCGGACGCTCACTGCATCACAGACCGTCAATGCCGCAAGCGTGGCAGCGACTAACGTATCTGCGACTGGCGCAGTGACAGGCAACAGCGTAAATGCGCCAACGATTTCCGGTACAAATGTTACCGCCACTAATAACATCACGGCAGGAGTGGCGGTGACCGCGCCGACGCTGACCGCCACCACAACGCTCAATACGGCTGCACTGACGGCATCGGGCGCAATCTCGGGGCAGAGTGTCACGAGTTTAAGCAGTGTAACAGGTGTTACAGGAGTTTTCAGCGGCAAAGTAACATGCGTAGACCGCTACGTCGTGCCGATGTGTGCCACGCAAACTAGCAATGCGCGGCTGTCGAGCAATGGCACGGTAAATGCAGGCGCGGCCAACGACGAGACGACCGTGTTTCCGCTTGCCGGCAGCGTGATTGGAATCGTGGCGTATGTGCCAGGAGGATTTAATGGCACACTGACAGCGTATCCGATGGTCAAAGGAACAGTGATGACCTCTTACGGTGTCACGGTGTCGGCGACCACTACGAGTGGCAAGGTGCTCATCCCAACAGGCACCATCACCATCAACGCCGGTGACCTGCTCGGCGTCGCAATCAAAGGCACAAACTGGAGTACGTACCTCCTTGGCACCACTTACATAAACACTGCGCTATGGGTGAGCTTTTCCACTTGACACGCTGCGGCAGCCCGGCATACGTTGCGCGGCGGCTCTGGTGACGCTCTTTTTTACTTCTGGGGAGCGCGCCGATTGTGGCGGTTGGTTACCTGTGCGGGTGAGGCGCTAGAGTTAGCCTCCACTGGCACTTTGCCCGCGCTGTGGTGTCTTCTACCAGCGAGCCAGAGCCACTTAATTCGGGCCGCTTGCGTGGGCATCCTCGACCATTGCGTCGAACAGCGCAAACAGACCGTCGAGCGCTTTGCGTGGGCAATCGTGGCAGTGGTGGAGGTCGGGGAACATGCTGCAGGATGCGTGCCATTCTCCATCACGGTAGATTACGGTGTAGCTAAGCTGCATGAGGGTTTCCTTGCCGGCGACTGTCGGCATTGTGTTACCCTGAAGCTTCCAACAGGGAGGGATGCGTGGGCAAGAAATTAGCAGTCGTGGATGGCGAGGCAGATGGGCCGATCGGGGACGTCCCCGCGCACAAGACCATCGAGCGCCTAATTGCCCGCAAGGTGATGGAAATGGGGGCGCGATTCCTTGTGGGCGCGGGCAGCTTCGAGGCGAGCGGGGAGTCGCTCACGCCCGACGACATTGCCGACCAAGCGTGGGCAGAGTATATGGACCTACCGCTGAAGGGATTTCGCATCGTAATGCGGCGCATGTGTAGGCAAATGCGAGCGGCAGAGGTTGCCAAGGCGCGGGATAAAATCCTCGAAGTGCCCGCGGCGTATCGCGGGGATGTTGACGCCTATCAGATGCGTGCCGTGCGTGAGCTAACGCGGTTTGTGGAATTACTGGCGCATCCCGACACAGAGCCAGAACGTCTGGCATATTACGTCGAGGCATTCCGGCAACTGATATGGCAAGTCAAGCGTAGGCTGCGCGGGAATGCAACGGCGTGGGAAATTATGCTGTGCCTTTATAGCAGGCAAGGCACAGGCAAGTCAACAGCAGTGGCAAAGTTTGGCGCGCCTTTAGGGATACTGTTTTTACCTGTGGCGGATTTCTCCCTGTTTAGTGACAAATTCCGTCTGCGTCAATTAAATGCCTATTACATGATATGTCTTGACGAAATGGGCAAGGCATCAAAAACTGACATCAACACAGTTAAGCAAGTAATCACCGCGCCCACGGTGCAAAATAGAGCAATGCATACTGAGACGGAACGGCAGCTGACACGCAATGCGAATTTCATTGCCACGACGAATCGACCTGTTACGTCAGTTTTAGTAGACAATTCAGGGATGCGCCGCTTTGTGGAGTTACGGTGCAGGGATGATTCGTACACTGAGGAATTCGGCGCGCGTGTCAATGCGCTTGACTTCAATTTAATGTGGGGGGTGGAATCTGGCGATGCAGCCAGTGAGCCACCGGCATTTAAGGTACGCGACCTTTTTGCGAAGTACCAGGCAGAGTTGTGTACTATGTCTGACTTTGAGTATTTCGCTACCACGCATCTTGAACGCACGGATGCAGAGCACGACCGCTTAAAACACATGGAGGTATATTCAGCGTACAAGGATTTTTGCGACATGCAGTCACGGCATCCTATCCCTATTCAGGCATTTGCGCGGGAAATGAAGGAAGCTTTCACAATGAAGCAACACCGGGGATACTGGTTTGTCATTGGAGTTAAACTCTCACCAATTAAGGAGTAGGGCATGGCGCAAGTAAGTTACGTAAGTAAGGAGCGAGCCAACGATTTTGTGGATGCGGTGGAGCAGTACGGACGCGACCACAATTATTCACCCGTCGAGATTTACGTTATATTAAAGAAATACGTAATGTTTATGGAGGAGACGTATGGATTTAAGATGCACTCGATAGATAATGCAAACGAAATACTTGCAGATGGCGATGATTATGTTGTGGTGAATTAACACTCAAACCAAGGGAGCAGGCAATGATGGGATCGTGGGCAGCGAGAGCGCGTACTGTTTTGATGGGGCTGGCAGTGTGGGCGATTGCGTGGGGACTGCAGGGAGATTCGTGGGCAAAAGACCGGCAGCGTGCCGAGTTGCCGTCAACAGGGAATGTAGTTGAGAATCGTTACATAGTGGAAATACGCTTGAGGTACGACGGGTCGTGGTATCGGCTCAATTCCGGACCACGCCCCAGGGATGAGGCATACATCTTGCATGACAACCTGCGCAGGGATTTTGGGCGCGCAGGGACGCAGTACGTGATAAGCGTGCTCGACCTCAACAGCGGGGATGTAGTTGAGGGGCTGCGGTAGGTGTATTTCGTGGGCCACATTAAGTGTATTTCGTGGGTCATTGGGGATGTATTTCGTGGGCGGATTTTGCCCGCGTAGTAGACCTGCAGCCCGCGGAGTATACTGGATGTTAGGATGTGTTAGGATGATGTTAGGGTCATCCTAACACGTTTTAGTGCCGTATATTGCATGTGAGAGCTTCTTAGAGGGATGTGTTAGGATGTTAGGATAAAATGATAGGTTAAATGAGCGCACGCGCACGCGCGCAGGTAAAAAACTTCGAAAACATCCCCACCATCCTAACACATGCCCCAATCGGCGAATGGACCGCGTAAAACGCGTTTAACGTGTTAGGATGATCCTAACACCCACCCCCACCTGGTGGTGACCATGGCGTCAAGTATACCCGTGGGTACCGGGCGGTGGATACACGTCGTAGGCATCGTCGCCATCCTCGCCGTGTGCCTCGCTGTCGGCGTCGCTGACGTCACTTGGAGGCGGTAGCTCCAGCCAGTCGTCCTCGTCCATTCTCAGGGCTCCTGATTGGCTTTAAAAGCGCCAATGAAAAGGTGCGTCGTGTGCCATAGGACACCACCCGCCACATACAGTAGGTAAACGGACACAAGCGGGCTTAGGCTCCCGAATATGAATCCATGGGCGCCGGCAATCGTGCCGGCAAGGGCGGTGGCAATGACAAGCAGCGTGAGTAACCAAAACATTTCAGAATCTCCCTGTAACTCGCAATGGACGTGGCAATACCGATTGCCAGCAGGTAATATACTCACAGTACACCCCTACGGGCTAGAATATATTTCATTATATAGCAAGCTATGGCACGACATGGTGGTCGAAATGCTTCCCGCGCACTCCACCGCGCAGGTCGCCACGATAGTGGAGCGGTCCCTGCAGCCGTCACCATGGCGCGAGTATATTTTCCTTGCGGAGTTAGACGGCGAGATTGCAGGTTTTACGCGAGGCTTCAACGTGGGGCCGATGCCTCATACGCGCATATTAGAGCGCCCGGACGTGGGATACGCGGATGAGCTATACGTAGCACCGATGCACCGCGGCAAAGGCATCCCTCAGAGGCTTGTACAAACGCTCATGACGACGTTTTGGGCGGCAGGGGTAGGTCAAGTGACGGGTCACCCTCTAACGCCGCGCCTAGAGGCAATGTGGGCCGCCCATGGCGCGACGCGAGCGGGAATATGGAGTGTCAACCGGGTAGTGTATCGAAATCATCCTTGAATGCGTGCGTGGGCTCCAGCGTGGGCTCTTGCTCTTGTGACGGTGCGTGCGTGGGCTCCTGTCGCGGGGATGACCGCTCGGCTCGCTTCGCCTTGACAACGCTCAGTAGCTTCTTGCGTGCCTGAATCACGGCATCCCTTGCATTGCGTGTCTCCACGGTGTCCACGGTTGAGGTAGCGCCCTTGTTGTCAAATATACGTACCATGGCGTCGATGTTGCGCGGCACCATATCCTTGCGCCCCCTCAAGTCTAACTCGCTGGTAACGATGCTGTAGCGTGGCGTCTCCTTGCTCGGCTTGCCTAGCAGGGAACCTAGGGGCGCTAGGTGTATTTGGTAGTATAGTTCGCCTTTGATCCCCTCATAGGTCCACGTACATGGCTCGTCGCCATAAGTAGGCACATTGTCGGTATGAATCGGGCGCAGCCATTCGCGGGGCATGGTAACTCCAAGTGTATTTTGCGGGCGGTATTGCCCGACAGGTATAGCTTAGACCCACACGGTATATTGACGCAAGAAATATATGCGACGTTGACCGCTAGCGGTCTATTTCTTCAATCACCTGATTGAGTGCAGGTATATCTAGATCGGGATGCTGTAGGTCAACGCCGTCTGGCGTTCGCGTGATGCCGTGATACGCCATGCGGGCGCAAAATTCCGCGTAGCTGTCCTCACAGGCGCAAGCCATGCGATACCACCGCTCATCGTTGCTTATCCACAGGCTCACATTCCACGTCTCGTAGTTTTTCCAGCCATTCATTTCTGCACCACCGCTTGTAAATGCACAACAAAAACGTCGTGTAATAGTTCCTTAACGCTGTTACGGTCGCGTCCGGTGATCTTCACGTTAAGCCCGGTTAAGTCTACCGTGACGACCGCAGTGTGCTGCGTCCACCCGGTATAGTAACCGTGCTCATTCATGTGATGGAAGCCGAACGAAAACACTAAGCGGTCGCGTGTGCATTTTTCCCACACAATCTCAGTGCCGGCGTCAATGCCAGACCCGTTCGGCATGTAGCGTTTAACTAGATCCCTCGCGGCATCCTCTTTATCACTCCAAACGTAGTTCCCTAGCTGCTGATAAACCTGCATCATCGTAGACTCCTGTAACTCAACCTGCGCGTCGTGCGCTGGCAATGCCTATGCCCGCGTAGAGCGGGCTAGGGCGATGATATGGTATGCGTGGCCTATTTCTTACGTTGCGCCTTACTACGGGCAGCCTTGTACGCTGACAGCGCCACACGTAGGGAGTCAAGCGCCGCACGGTCATCAGCGTCAGCCGGCATTGTCAAGAGCGTGGCGTCAAGCCGTGCTTGAAATTCCTTGATATGGTCCCAAGTTAAGTCGTCCATAACAAACTCCTGTGTAACTCAAAGGCTGTATGCCTCGTGTCTAATATACCCGTGACGTATCGCGAGCGGTTAAATTTAACGGTGCTTGTCTAGACGATCTGCACAAGTGCCGCACAAGCCGTCGTATCCCTCGCCATTGTCTGCAGCCTCGCCGCATTCCGTGCAGTCAGCAGCGCGGGCGCTATAATCAGCCGCTAGAATGTCTAGGTTGGTCAGCTGCGTCTTGTAGCGCGCTATGGCGTCAATGCGGCGCTGGCGATCACGATTGCGTGGGTTAGCTAACTCTGCTTCTAATTCCGCAATCTTGTGCTCGATATGGCGGCGCGCTGCATCTTGATCGTTTAGGCCGCGTGGAGCGTCCACGTAGATTTCTGGCGCGTCAATGATGTGGCATCCGCTTAAAATGTGCTTGGCTGTAGCCGCGCTATACTTGCAGCCGTTGACGACGACGCGTCCGTCAAGCAATTTGACGGCATAGGTGTACCAGCCGTAGGAGCGTGCCTCGTGGCCGTCGAATACGTTGGTGCCGGAACTATTCTTAAACACTTTGAGTCGTGGGAAATAACGCATAGAAAACTCCGCTGTAACTTAACAGGGTGTATCCCTGCAATGCCTTAACCCGCGTAAAGCGGGCTAAGGTGATGATATGTGATCGTTGACCTACAGATCGATTACTTCAATGTCTTTTACGTTGATACCGTGCACGTCCGCCATGTTTTTGATGTACTCGTGCCATTCGTTGCGACGGTTGTGGTACATTCCGATGCCGCAAAGGCTATCAAGGATTTCGTAGTTCTTGCCGCCATCGACACTCACTTCGAACGTGTAGAAATAGCAGCCTAGAGCGCCTGACTCGTAGTCCTTTTTGATCTCCTCGGCGTCAGAATCAGTGTCCCATAGCGTGCTTGGCTCATCGTCATGCCCTACAGCAAACCGGTACAGCGGCTTCTCGGCAAGTTTGGCTGCTGCAATCGCGTCCGCTTCCGTGTTGAATTCTTGGGTGATGCCGTCGCCGATAGGGATATGCAAGGTGTAGGTGGTGCGCGTGATTTTCTCGATCTTCATGGTCAAACTCCTGTGTAACTGAAAGGACGTTGTGTCCTCTGGTAAATATACCCGTACCGTGTACGGGCGGGTTATTTATTTTATGCGTTTTTTGTTTGTGTCCTGTGTCTGCTAGCGCAAGGTAAAAGTGTAGGTTGCTAACTCGCCTTGAGGCATCCTCTTGCCGGTATCGGGCGCGCCGTAAAAAGTCTCGAGGCTGACATCGAGGCAATTGCCTAGTTCCTCAATCTCGAGGATTGATTCAATCTCGGCGATTTCGTCCTCGCTGTAGCCTGACTCGTCGCTGTTGATGAGGTACGGTGCCCACGCCGAGTATAGTTCCATTTGGATGGTCTTGATCTTCAGTGCGGTCTTCATTGCAAACTCCTTGGTAACTTGACGGGCTGTGTGCCTCGCCCTTAGATATACCCGTGACGTGCCTCGACGGGTTAATATATTTGCGTCGATGGTCACTTTTTTTGTAGGCTCGATGTATGGCGGAAAAAGAGCAACCGAGGCGATTTTTGATGGAATCCGGGGTATCGCGGCCTTCGCCAGCTAAAGTGTATTTGCAGGGAGTGACGAGTAAAACGACTGCCCGCACAATAGACGATTTACGTGGAATAGTGAGTAATCAGGTGGCACTTTTGAAGGAAAGATCTGCGGTTAGTGTGCTTAGCAGGGAAGATGCGGATGTCCTACTAAAGATCGTGAAGACCTTCCAAATGGTAGATACTGTGACAGACAGGGAACACGCGAAATACGATCTTACCAGGCTTTCTGAAGACGAGTTAAAGGCACTCTGCTAGCAGGCACAGCAGTAAGGGGGGATCATTGAGGGGGGCCAGACTGTGCCGTACAGGCTCTAGTGTGCAGTCTGTTGCAGGTAGCCGTCTGACCACTAGTCAGACAGCCTCAACCGAGGGGGGTCCTAGTCATGGATTCTCATAACATTATTTAATACGTGGATACTCTGTAATCCTTCCATACTTATCAACACATGACATCCTTGTTTACCTTGAATACTTATTAATTCGACCGGTTTCCCCCTGCGCGAGGCGGGGGCCCCCGAACAACGTTCGGGTACCCTTCAAATCTACAGTCCACATTTTTCCATTGTCGAGCCCGCTAAGGCTCCTCTGGTGGCAGCCCGTCAGGCAGTTTGCGCAGCAGATTGCGCATTTCCTGGCAAAACTTCGCTACGTCCCTGCTACGTGCCTCTGCGGTGTCGTTGATGAGGTAGATGTGTTGGGCTGCGTAGCGCACGAGGGCGTATCGGATGTGTGTAGCTGCCCGCGTGTTTGCTTCGTGTTTTGTGGCGCGCTCTGCTGCCTCTCCGATGGCTCGAAATACAGCTTGTACCATGGTGCCGTTGAGGTTCATTTGAGGCGCACCTTGGCGTATTTGAGGCACATGTCACAGACGGTGAGGATTCTTTCGCGGGGGGCGTCGGGATCTGCCAGCATGTCAGACACAAGCTGCAGTCCGGCTACCAACAGATCGTTTAACGCGGCGTTCTCGGCGAGCGTCCACGTTGGCTGTTTGCGTGGCGGTGCCGGCACATCGACCTTGGCTGGCGAAAAATCCTCGGCTCCCAGTTTTTTCTTGCTCATGTTGCCCTCCCTTGGGTGTATTGCATCTTGTTCGGCTGTATTTCAAGCCTCCCCGAGATGCAAGCGATTTTTCGTCTTTTTCCTTGCACAGAGCCCACGCATCGCCCTAAGCTAGCTCTATGCCAACAACCCTCAGAACCGAGTTGACCAAAGCGGGCTTTGTGCCAGGCGGTACCGGGACGACGATGATCGTTCAGGACTACACGCCACGCGCTCAGACTCGCGACCACAATCAGCACAACGGCAGCCACGCGATCACGAGTACCGATCCGATCCTCGATCGCAAATTCCAGAACGGCGCGGAGTGGTCCGGCTTTCGCCGCATGACCGCGTATGACGCCAATTACGTCTATTTGCTCGTGAACATTCCCACGAGTGGCGGTCGTTTCATAAAAGTGCCTCTGACTGCCGCGCAGATCACATCGACGACAAACGTCCCTGCAGTTGAGGAAAATCGCTTCAATCCCAAGCGCGTGACTTGAGATGCCGAGTACCGTTCGCATCGAGTTAAACAAGCTGGGATTCGACTGGAAGAATGGCGTTATCGTCGCCGAGGATGGCCAGGGGCGCCAGAGCACACCAGGGCAAAACACGCGCTATATCAACGATTCAGACCCGTTGCTTGAGTATCGCTTCTCCAACGGCGAACACTTGCACGATGTGCCGCGTGTATTTGCCCGCGACAAGGCAGCGATTTACATTCCGCACATTTCGACTATTGCGGGCGCTCGCATGGTGCGTATTATCGTGAATCCCGAAACCTACGTTAAAAGCAGCGAACCGCTGCCTTACCCCGGAGATGATTAAATGGCAGAGCCCATGGACCCGATCCTGTTTCAAGACAAAGGTGTATTTCAGACCAACGTGTACGAGTTGGTTCGTGCACACCAGGCAGTTGCCAACCGCTTCCTCGCAGCCGAGAAGAAGCTGAAGGATATTAACGTGGGCGATGGCTCCGATTTCTCCGCGCTGAAGAAGCAGGTTACGGACCTCGGCGGCGGTCTTGACGGCTTGAAGGTGGCGATGGACGCCCTCAAGAAGAAGGTCACTGACCTGTTCCCTGACGAGGGTGGTTCGCCCCCGGCTGACCCAGCTCCCGTTGACGCACCGCCAGCAGACGTGCCTCCTGCGACCCCTGCTCCCGTGGACCCTGCGCCTGCGACCCCTGCACCCGCGGACGTACCTCCGGCAGTCTAGAGTTTATGGCAGCGTATTGTGGCGCTCAAATACCACGATACGCTGCCCTTCACTCAATTTCTTCCGCGCTTCGAGTTGTGTCCGCGTTATGATTCCCGTTGGCGTCTCCGAACCCGAAATTGGATCGACGCTCAGGATCATGTAAATCCGGCCTAGTTTTGCACCGCGTGTAGGCGATCTGTTTGCGTGGGTCATTCCAGCGGGCTTCTGGCACTGTGACCTGCTGGCAGTTGCAGGTTCGCGCGTACATCCCGAATTGATGTTTCTTTCCGTCACACCCCATAACATGCGTCGCCCTTTCTCCGTCTGTTGCAGTTGATGCGCACCCTGCGCCACTGCATTGCAAATTTGTAACTCAACCAAATACGCTCGTGCAACCCTAATAGACCTGTGACCCACATTCGCCGCTCCTGTGTTGGAAAATACACCCGTTTAAGCGTAAACTATGCCTGACTGGCGTGGCCATGGCAAATATATTTGCCAGTCAGAGAGGCTCCCTGCAAATGACCGACATTCGCGACCACCTGCCGTCGCCGACCGGCCCGTTGCCGACCGAGGCGCCGGGCGTGGCTCACGTCACGCTGCGCCCTTATGAGCTAGACGACGCCAAGTTTATTTTAAACTCGTGGCTCGTGTCGATGCGCGGTGTATTTCGTGATGCCACCAACGACGATTACTTCGAGGGCGTGCAGCGGCGGATTATGAAGGTGAGCCAGACTGCCCGCGTGGTAATTGCTTGTGACCGCGAAAAACCGTGGTACATTTACGGTTATTGCGTGGCAGAGACGCCCTCAGACGACCATGTACCGCTTGTGGTGCATTACACGTTTGTGAAGAATCCATTCCGCCGACAGGGTATAGCAACCGAGATGCTCAAAGCGCACGGGTGGTACCGCGACCGCATCATTGTTGCGACCCACTGGAACTACTACCTCAAGGACATTCGCAAGGTGGTGCGTTTGCGTTTCAATCCCTGGCTGCTTGACGCCAAATGACGCCGAATGCGATAGCCCGCAAGGCAGCCCTTGCGGAGTTGGCCAAGCGCAAGACCCAGCGCGATACGGTCTTATTTGATAAGCGCCCCGATCCCTTAACGGGCGCTGAATGGAAATTCTTTCTAGACAAGTGCCACAAAAAACAGCAGGCATTCCTACTCGATCCCTGCAAACGTAAAGCTCTGCTCTGCCCACGCCGTACAGGCAAGACGACCACGTTGATGTTCGTGGCACTCATTGTGTCGCGCCAGCACCCAGGCTCCGACATTGCCTACGTAGTGCCCAGCTCTAAAGAGCACGCACAGCGCCTTTTCTGGCGCCCCTTGCGCAAAATGAATGAAGCATTGCAGCTGGGCCTTGAATTCAAGATTGCCGATAACTGCGTCGTGGCGCCCAACGGCACGCATATTTACGTGTTCGGCGCCAAGAACAAGGATTCCGCCGCTCGCCTACGTGGAAATGCCTGGAGTGCCGTGTTCCTCGACGAGTGCAAGGATTTCGGCCCTCACTTTGAAGAATTGATGATTGAGGCCGCAATGCCTGGTCTTGAGGATTACGATGGCGTGCTCATCCTCGGCGGGACGCCTGGCAGTGTACTTGACGGCATGTTCTACACCGTGACGGTCAAAAAGCCCGAGGGGTGGAGCGTCCACTGTTGGATTAAAAGCGATAACAGTTTCCTGCCTCCAGAGGCACGCGACCTCGACATGATCGAGCGGCGGGAATATTTCCCGTTCGGTCTGAACCGCGATTCTCCCAAATTCCGCCGCGAGCAGCTGGCGGAATGGTGTACGGACGAGACAGAGCGCGTATATTTCTACGATGACAACCGCAACGGCTGGCACGGCAATTCGATACACGACCTGTCATCTGCCCACAAGTGGCACTTTGTGTTGGGCCTTGACCTCGGCGAGCGCGACGAGAATGCCTTCATTGTGTTTGCCTTTGCCATGACATGCCTAGAAATATACCTCGTGCATGAACATCACAAAGCACGCATGAGCATTGATGACATCGCCAACCACACGAAAGACCTCATCAAGACCTACGGCGCATTTACGCAGATGGTGGCGGATACGGGCGGTTACGGGCGCGGCATCGTGACCGACCTGCAGACACGCCACAACCTGCCATTCCAGCCGGCAGACAAATCGGGCAACAAGCTAGGCAACATCGCCCAGATGAACAGTGATTTCATGCTGGGGCGCATTCGTGCCAACAGAGCGTCGGATACTGCCATGGAATGGCGGAAAATGACCCGAAGGTTTCGAGTTTCTGACAAAAGGGTGTTATTATCGCACAGTGACTTAGGCGACGCCGCGCTGTATGCCTGGCGTGCCAGCAAGCACTACGCTGCCAAGCGGATGGCGGAGAAACCGAAAGAGGGAAGCGATGAATGGTACCGACAGCAAGAGCAAGAAGCGGTCGAGCGTGCACTCGCTTCCCGGCGACAGCGAGGGGAATGGGGAGGGCAGGCGCTCTCTGACACGCATTCGACATTTTATCTCGACCATGCGTGATATGGGTGCCACACGGATTGTATTTGACGGCATCCAGGTAGAATTCAACGGCGTCAAGCGCGAGGATGCCGACGTCGAGGAAACCGACGAGGTAATCGACGGCATCCCCATCGAGCCAGTCGTGGCCGATTGGGCCTTACGTAAGCAGCAGCCGAAACAGCTCGACCTCAACGATTGGTTCCAGCAGCAGCCGCCCCCTCAACTAATGCTCGATGAGGAATCATGAGAACCGACGAGAAATGCTGGTTCGAGTTTGATCCCGACAGCGAAGAAGAGACGCAGATTGCCGTCAAGGCGCTAAACGGCACCGTCACTACACTTGAGAATGAGCAAGCTGGTCGCACCCACGACATGATTAAGCTTATGTCTATTTACATCAACCGCGACCTGCGAGCGATGAGCGCCTACGGTGGTTCCCTACTCAATTCGATGCCGCTAGCAATCCGCAACGTGCTCAAGAGCATTGTTGACACCCTCGTCGCTAAATTCGTCACCAATGAGAGCAAGGCGACCTTTGATGTAGACGACGGCGACTTCAACGACAGCATGAAGGCACAGAACCTCGATCGCTTCTGTTTCGGGGAGGTCTACCGTCTCAAGCTGTACGAAAAGAACGAGATTGCCTTACTGGATGCTGCCCGCTGCGGCGACGGCTGGGTAAAATTCTACGCTCGTGACAAAAAGGTATTTGCGGAGCGCGTGTTTCCCGTCGAGATGCGCCTTGACCCCGCGCAATGCGTATCGGGGCCGCCGCGCGACCTCTGGCAGATACGCTACATCGCACGCCACCAGGCAATGGCGTATTACAACGACTTCGCCGACCAGATAGAGAAGCTTCCCCGCGAGCAGCCGCCCTACCCGTATCCCGGCACTCCCCGCGACATTGTACGTCTGGTGGAAGCGTGGCATCTGCCAGACAGCGACGACGGCGAGGGTGGCCGTTACATGCTGGCATGTGGCGACGTGCTGTTACGTGCCGACAAATACACTCGAAAAGACTTCCCGTTCGTTCGCTTCACCTGGAACCAGAATCCCATGGGCGGCTACGGCATCGGGCTTGCTGAAGAACTCGTGCCGCTACAGAGCGAGCTAAACAAGCTCAAGGCGCGGCACCTAAAGGGCCTACACATCCATGGTCTGCCCCGTGTGTTTATGGCAGCTGGTAGTGAGCTAGATCCCGAGGAGCTGACCAATTCCCCTGTGCAGATATGGCGCTACACCGGGCAGCCGCCACAGACTGACCTATCTCCCTGCGTCGCCCCTGAGCTAGTCGCCGAGGAGGAGGCGTTAGTCAATCAGATGTGGCAGCTTGCCGGCGTATCGCCACTGCAGGCAGGCACCGACATGCCTAGCCGCATGGACAGCCGCCCCGGTCTGCGCGAATACGCCGCGCTTAGCGATGAAAAACACGCCATGCCGTCTAAGGCGTGGGACCGAGGTATACTTGACGGCAATCGTCACATCATCGCAATTGCCCGCGAGATTGTAGCGGAGCACGGCAACTACGAGGCGATGGGCGCCGCAAAGGATTTCATTAATACACTCGACTTCAAGGATTGCGACCTGGAGGATGAGCGGTTCCGCATCAAGCTGCAGAACACCAACCTGTTGCCGACTACACCTGCCGGTAAGCGCCTTGGCATCAAGGACCTTGCCGACGCCGGCGCATTTGACGACGACAAGCAAGCGCTGTGGACTGTCCTTGCCGGCGCTCCCGACATTGACGCCGTAATCGGCGACAAGACAGCGGGGCAGCAGCTAGTTAAAAAGCAGGTCTACGTGATGATGGAGAAACAAAAGTATTTCGGCCCGGATAAGACCCAAGATGCGGCGTATGCGCGCAAATTCGTCAACAATGCGATGCAGCGTTTGTTGCTGCAGACGAATGGGCTCAACGATAAATCTGGCAAGCCTGACAAGAAAGTGGTAGAAATATACAACCTGCTAGACCGGTACTCTCAGGACTGCGATGATATATTGCAGGCTGCGATAGCAGAGCAACAGGCCCAGATGATGGCGGCACAGCCCGCCCAACCAGGAGCAATGAATGGACCAGGCGGACCAGCCCCAAGCCCAGGAATCGACCCCAACGCCGGAGCAGGCGCAGGCCCCCCAGCCGGAATCGTTTGAACAGGCGGTTGAGCATCACGCAAAAGCCCTACAGGCGTCCCCTGCAAAAGAGCCTGACGACGCCCCTAGCGAGGAACCCGCCGAGGAGAAGAAGCCAGAGCAGCCAGAGGAGCCGAAAGACGACGCAGACAAAGCCCCTCCTGCGAATGCTCCGAAACCGTCTGCCTGGGCATCCCTGCGCAAGCGCGAGCAGGACCTAATAGAGAAGCAGAACACCTGGAGTAAAGAGCGCGAGGAGCTACAGCAGAAGGTGGCCGAGGTTGAGCGCCTACGCGCCCGCGCCAAGGAGGACCCCTTCGAGGCGCTCAAGAGCCTTGGCTACGAGGATGCCCGCAAATTCCTAGAGCACATTGCGGAGACGGGCGGTCGCATGACCCCCGAACAGAAACGCATTGCCGAGTTGGAGGCAACGGTACACGCAGACCGCGCAGAGCGTGAGCGGCTACAGCAAGAGGCCGAGGAGCAGGCCCAGCAGCAGCGCGCCGAGGAGCAGACGAAACACTGGCACACTGAGATTGGCAAATTCGTTCGCAGCGACGATGAGCTGAAGGACGGCCTGGCCAATGTGCCTGGAGTTGAGCCAGCTATATTCCAAGTCATGCAAGCACACTACGCGGAGACTGAAGAGCAGATGCCGTTTAAAGATGCGGCGAAAATAGTTGAGAAACAACTTGAAGAGAAAGTTAACGCTATGTTAAACGACATAGTGGCCAACAAGCGAGGCCGTGAGGTATTTAATGCCATCGCTGCGAAGATAAACAAGCCCGCGCCGGCAAGTAAAAAAGCGCCCCAAGGTATTACTCAAAGCATTTCCAACTCAACAAGCGCCAAGCGGACACGTTCGCCGCGCTTTGAAGAAGCTCTTGATGGCGCGGCATCTTGGCTTAACAGCCAGATGAAATAGCCGCCCCTGGAGCAAAGGGGCTAGTCGTGGCGCAAAGCAATCCTATTGGTTACAACGGCGATCCAGGTTTCGGTGGACCGTTCTTCGCAGCGTACAAGCAGGTATTCGGTCCCGCGAATGTGGAGGCGCTTGTTTACAAGCGCCGCCCCTTCCTGCAGGACTGCACCAAACGCGATGATTTCGAGGGCTCCTGCTATGCCCACACCATCATGTACGAGGACCCACAGGGTGGTTCGACCTCGCAGAAGGTGGCGCTGGCGAATCAGCGGGCAAGCAGCCGTGGCGCCCGCATGATGATCTGGCGTGGTCGCGAGTACCAGACCATCCAGATCAACAACGAAGAGGACCGCGCCAGCCGCAGCAATGTAGGCGCGCTTCTCAAAAAGAAGTCCTACGAGACGAAGCGTGTCCTGGAGGAGATGGGCCGCCGCATTGACATTGCGGCCCACGGTGCCGGCAACGGCGTCATTGGCTCCTTCACGACGGGCGCAGCTGGCTCACTTGGCCAGACTAGCCTTATCCTCGATCAGCCCGGTCAGATCGTGCGCTTTTCGGTGGGCATGGTCCTGCAGCTCAGCACCAGCAACTTTCTCGACGGCACGCCCGCAGCCCTCATCGGCAACACGCCCGGTGCGACTGCCAAGGTGGTCGCGGTGCAGCGCAGCTCAGGCTCGCTGCCAAGCATCATCACCATTGACCAAGCTCTGAATACCTGGGCGCCGTCTGTGGCGGCCACCACACAGTACTTCCTCCTGCGGGCAGGTGATGGTGTCGGTTTCGGCCAGAACGTGCTTGACGGAGGCGTGAGCGGCCTTAAAGCCTGGCTGCCGGCGCCGCCAGTGCCCGGAACCACCATCACCAACCGGCTTGACCCTGCCGACAACTTCTGGGGCACCAACCGCAACGCTGACGTGCAGCGTTTGGCGGGGTGTGTCTACCAGGCTCAGCCGGGTGACAAGTATACCAAGACTTACCAGCAGGCTGGCGAGGAGCTGGCGGTCCACGGCGGTGGCGGTGAGGACGGCAACATGATCCTCTACGTGTCGCCCTCGGACTTCACCGGCTACTCGCTGGAGCTAGGCCCGAACATCCGTTACATGGACCTCGACGAGGGAGCTACCGGATTCAAGCGCCTTGCGGTGCATACCCAGGCTGGCACCTTGGCTCTGACGGCTGATCCGCAGATTGAGCCAGGTCTGTTCTACATCCTGGATCGCAGCACCTACTACATGAAGACCTTAGATGCGCTGCCGCACATGGACACCGCAGATGGTAACTCGTCGCTGCGCGTGAGCGATGCGGATGCCCAGGAAATCCGGTGGCGCGGGTGGTACCAGCTCATTTTTGATGAGCCAGGGCGCAACCTGGTTGGACGGTCAAGCTAATGGCAAAGGGTGCTATGCTCGCTATGCTGGCGCCCAAGGTTGCCGGCAGTGGGGCCCCTACGTCGTCAGGCGTAAAGGCCCCCACTGCCGGCAAAGCCTCGCCAATGGGCGATGGCGACGGCGACGAACCACAACGTGATGACGATGTGCTTGTGGCTCAGGACATCATGGCAGCACTTAAAGAAAGGGATGCATCCCGGTTTGCCGATGCATTGCGGGCGTTCATTACTATGGCGTAAGGTGGCTCCATGTTGACGCTCCTGGAACTGCGCAATCGCGCCTATCAGTTAATGGATGAGGGCCAGTCCCAGTATCTCGGCATCCCCGAGATGAACAACTACATCAACAACGCTGCCGCTCTACTCCATAACACCATCGCAGACGGCGATCCCTGGCGCGTAAAAGAGGAAGCCTTCCAAGGTCTGCTTGCAGGTCAGCACGTCTACCTCGTCCCTACCGATATGCGCAACATGCTGCGCTTGTTCTACGTAGGGACGAACGGGAAATATCTCCCCATCAAGAGCTACAACCCGTCGCAGTACCGTCACGGTACGAGGTCGCGGACGTGTGGTCTTGCGCCATTTCGGTACCACTTGATGCGCAATGCCATTCGCATTGATCCGGCGCCCACGGTAGCGGATGGCTCGATGCTGGTGATGTGGTACGTCCCGCAGTATATTCCGCTGGTGGCAGACACAGATTCGCTGCCTTACTACCAGCTCAGCGGGCAGGAGCAGTGGATCATCAACAGTGCCGTGATTTACGCCAAGACGAAGGAGGAGGTTAACAGCGCCGACCTCCAGATGATCAACCAGCAGATCATGGGACAGATCGAGAAATCGCTATTACGACGTGATGCCAACTCGGGCAATCGCATCCTTGATGACGATGAGATGCTCGAAGCGTGGTACCACTAAGATGCCATTAGATCCCGTCTACGTTGACATAAGCATTGCTGGCGGTATTGACGCCAAGAGTGACCGCAAGATTGTACGGTCGCCAGCGACCCTGCGTGCCGACAACGTGCAGTATTCCACCGCGGGCAGCGTGCGCAAAAGGTATGGCATATCGTTTTTGCCGCAGCCACCAGGGCAGAACGTACAGACCCTTGCCAGCACCAGCAACGAATTGCTGTCAACAGATGCGTCTTTCTTCTACGCATACTCGCCTAAGTCGGGCGTGTGGTCCAAGCGCGGTATATGCCCGCAGTGTGCCATCGGCACCACAACCGTTGGCAATTACCAGTTGCCGACGTCGTTTAGCGGCAGCTCAGGCACGGTGCGGTCGCTCACGTATGACGTAATCGGCGGCATCGGGCTTGCTGCGTGGGACACAGGCGACCTCTACGATCCCACCTACGGCAACAGTAGGCTGAACAAAATCATTCTCGTATTGTTCGACCTCGGCACAGGCAAGACGCTGTGGAAGCAGACGATCTCAAGCCCGTTTTATTCAACGTCGATGAATTTCAGTTTCGATACACAGTTACTCGCAAATGGGTTAACTCAAGCACAGACTTACGGTGTCGGGTATCCCATCGTCCGCGCATTCAACGGTCAATTCTATCTGAGTTTCGTTGGCGCGCTATTTACTACCGATTATCGAGTCGAGTCGTATGTGTTCGGCGGATATATGTATTATCTGCAGACATTTCGTTTGGGCACGCCCGCCGCGCTGGCGCTTAACATCCCGACCATCACGTCGGTTGCCTACACGAATTGTACGCGAGTAACCAACGGTACATCCGGCGAGACAATTCCGGCTGCCTTTTACAGTACGCCGGGGGGCGTTAGTTCGAGTGTCACTTGTCCGTTGTATTTCGACATGCAAACAAATGGCTCCGATTTAGTAGTTGCTGTCAGTAAGCAAAACACGATCGCGTCAACAGCGAACAAGCCAATCTCGTTTATCCCGACGCCGGAGCGCGTACAGTATGGCCTCGTCAGCGGCGACAGTTTAACGACGTATGCGCGGACTGCTGAAGGCACCGCCGGACCAATTGCGGTAGCGGCATCGCCACGAGTAAACGGCGCATTGCCGGCAACGGCTGTGTACGCAATTGCCCGCACAAATACAATCGACTTCATGCGCCCCCCGTCTTGCCCGTCTCCCGGTTTGCTGACAGTCAAGACGTATGATGGCGCCACACCCTCACCAAATCAGCCTATCTCTGTGGGGGTCTTTCAGGACGGGTCTAATTACGTTGCATATGTCACTGACGGCCTCGTGTATCAAAAGCTCAGCGTTAATCCGAACACAGGTGTAGCCACGACGGTTTATTCGGATAGTCTCATCGTAGACTACGCTATGCCATTTGCGAATTACATCGGCTCGAAAACGGGCAGTGTCGGCAGCTATCTGCAGTCGCGGATATTCCTTGCACCGGATGGGCAGCCTGTCGTTTGGGTGATGGTGCAATTAATCAATCCCGATACGATAAATGCGTTAGTGTTGATTCCAGTGGGTGACGCGGTAGTTCCCAGGAAAAGTATCTATGCCTCATGCTTTTATCTGCGGGCAGGCGCATCCCTACTTGCGCGACAGCCTTGCAACGTGGTCGATTCCGCTATTTTGGCGTTTCAGTTGACGGACATTCCCAACCGTATTGCTGCCATTAAACGTGTACGCATCGACGCGCAGCCGTATCCCTCCATTTGCAAGCTGAACCAGGGCGCGCTTATCACTGGCGGGCATACACGGTATTACGACGGGCAGGAGTGTCGGTCGTTAGGGTGGGTAAAGTACCCGGAATCCCCAGGTATGGACCAAGCATATCGCAGCGGATCGCAGCTTCTCGTGCGCGGTTTTGCCTACAGTTATGTTGCCGTGTGGGCAGATTACGATGCATACGGCAACGTGATTTACAGTAGCCCCTCGCCTGTGCTTTATCTGGCGAAAAGTTTCAGCGGTTATGTGGCCAATACGGGCCTCGCTGCTGATTTCACAGACAACACCGGCAAGGTGTTTTACGCACATCCACGACTGCCTCTTATCGTGGGTGATATATTAACTCCCACCAGAGGGGAAATAATCTGGTACCGCAACAACAGCAAAGATCCCCTGACGTATCGGCGCATTCCGTCGCTGACCTACTTCCCCATGGTGGAGACGGTTTCCCTCGCGCAAGATCAAATTCCGCAATATCCGGCTGGGCAGCCAGGATACTACGACCTTTCACCCGACGACAATTCGGCGAACCCGCAGCTGTATTCGCAGCCAGGTGGTGGCGAGCTGCCGAACGATCCGCCACCTGCCAGCAGCTTTGCGGTGACGACGATCAAGCGACCTTTCGTGGCGTCGGCTGAAAATCGCAGCTGGCTGTATTTTGGCAAGCCGTATTTCCCCGGTCGGCCACCAGAGTTTAACGCGCTGTCCTTCCTCGACATTGACCCCCCGTCGGGTGACATTACGGGCCTTGCTGTCCTCGACCAGAACGTGATCATTTTCAAGGCGGAGCGTATCTTTATCCTGGCAGGTGACGGTCCTGACCCCACTGGCGCCGGCGCATTCAATAACACTTACGCCGTAGCAACGGACACTGGCTGCCTTGAAAGTGCCTCGATTGTATCTACGGAGGTCGGCGTGTATTTCCGCTCTGTGCGCGGCATACAGATGATCGACCGCTCCCTGCAGGTGAGCTATCCCGGCGCCCAAGTCGAACGCATCGTCAACGCTTCCTCGATTACAGGCGCAGTGATTGTGCCCGCGCAGAACCAAATACGTTTCGCCTTGCGCAGCAACGATCCGACCATTGCCGGCACTGCGGCGGATAACGTGGTCCTTGTGCTGGATTACCTGCAGACAAAGTGGAGTCAGTACCGCTTTAATCCCCTTGCTGCTGGTTCGGCTCGGGTGGCAGGGCAGGCGATGTACCAAAGCAATTACTTTGCCCTTGCTGGCAACACCGTCTTTCAGGACGCCGGCCCGTACAACACAGATGGGGTCGTGCGCTACACTGACGGCACCGCGCCCGTCCCAATGACCATCGAAACTGGGTGGATACCGCTGGCAGGGCCGCAGGGATGGGGCCGCTTGCGCCGCGTGAATGTACTCGGAGACTTCCGCGACAATCACTCTCTCACGCTGTATTTTGGGTGGGATTACGACGAGGAATACACTTACAGCATTGCCTATACACCCTCGGGCCTGACAACCGGCAATGCGCAAAACTGGCGTGTGCGTGCTCCACGCCAAGTTGGTCAAGCTGTCAGATTTAAGCTAGTAGATAATGGTACGGGTGAAGCCATTGTCATTACTGGCCTCGAACTCGAAACCTCACAGAAATCGGGCGCTACTCGTGTGCCGGATTCAAAGAGCGTGTGACCATGAGTGCTGTTGGCAGCTTACTTGGCGGTGGTCCTAGCGGCGACGACGTGCGCAGCAATATCGACTATCTCAGGAACCCGAACCAGGGCAACTACAGGGTCAAGGGTATACCTGAGTATCAAAGTGCCCTCTCGCGAGCTACGGCAGCCGCCCATGATGCATCCGTCAACGGACGGGGCGGCTACGACCCCAACGCAGCCGGTGCGGGCCTCGGGCAGCAGGCCGCAGCCACGGGCCTCATTGCCCAGACCGCAGCGGGCAACGGCCCGTCCCTCGCAAAAGCAAATATGCTCGCGGGCCTTGCGCAGCAGAACAACGCCATTGCGTCGCAGGCAATGACTAATCAGGGCAACACCGCGGGCGGTCTGTCACAGCGCAACCTCCTGAATGCGCAGGCAAACGCCAACAACAACTACGTGAATCAAGCGGGGGTATCCTCGGTCGCGGAGCAGCTTGGCGCACAAGCCAACTATGCCTCGGCTGCGAATGCGCAGGCACAGGGCCAGATGGCCAACACTCAGAATGCCTCGCAGGCCGGCCTCGCGCAGAATCAGCAGGGCCTCCAGGCCGCGCAGATTGCCGCGCAGAATGCGACTGCCGGGCAGAACGCTAACTGGCAGCAGACGCAAGCAAACATGGGGTATGACGCCGCGAATCAAGCCACCGGGGTGCAGGCTGCCAACATCGGCTTGCAGGGAACCGGCGCTGACGCGTCGCAGCTCGGCGCTATCGGTAAGACTGCTGGCAATGTCGTGGCGGGCGCCGCTATGCTTTCCGACGAGGCGTGCAAAACACAGAAAGAGGCAGCCTCAAGTAATCAGATTTCAAGCATGTTGCAGAACGTGTTTGCACAAAACTCAGCAGCCGCTCCCGCCGCTCCCGCCGCTGCGGGACAAGACGGCATGTTACATGCGGGCGGTGGAATTATGCCCATGGGTGGCGCAGCACATCACGATTATGGCGGGCTAGACGTGGCGTCAATGCTCGGGAAGTTTGGCGGCGCTCAGAATGCTGGCGCAGCCGCAAATGCAGCCGGGGGCAGCGCGGGCGGTGTCTCATCGTTGCTCAGTGGTTTAGGCAGTGTTGCCTCCGATGAGCGATGCAAGCAGGCAATGGGGCAGCCGACAGATCGGCAGCTCGGCGGATTTATGGATTCAATGAAGCCATCCACATTTGAGTATAAAGACCAGAGTTATTCACCTGGGCAGCACCTTGGCGTCATGGCACAGGACGTTGACAATTCCAAAGTTGGCAACGATATGGTGCAGGACGCGGGCGGTATTAAATCCATCAACGTCCCGAAGGCATTAGGTGCGACACTTGCGAGCCTTGCCTACCTTAATGACAAGGTTGATGCGCTCGGCAAAAAGAAGAAAGTGTCCACCAATGCCTAAAGGAGACATGCCCCTTGGTGACTTCGCAAAGCAACTCCTCGCGGGCAAACCAAAGCAAAATCGGAACGGGGCGCCGCCACCGCCGCAAGCGGCCCAGGGAAGCGCGCCCGTCTCAGTGGGAGTTAAAAAACGATTCTACCACCCCCGAGTATATGCTAAGATCAGCCAACACATTTCGGAACGGCTCAAAAAGCTAGGGGGGTGATGCCATGGACGATACCTTGCGGCAATTTGCCATGCAGGTATTGGCTGCCCAACAGGGCAGCGCGCCGGCACATCACGACGTTAACGCCACGGCGGACGTAGCACACTCGCTCGCTTCGCTGCCGACAGCGACAGCGCAACAGGTTGCTAGAACATCGTTGGCAACAGGCGGCAATGCCCAGCTGGCATCCAACATGCCAGGTGTTCCCGGCACTGCCGATCCTCTCCCTGACTCTATGACCGCATCTGCTGCACCTGCACCTGCGCCCGCGCCCGCGCCCGCCGCACCAATGGCTGCTGACCCCCCGTCTGTCCAGTATCCACCTGCTGCGCCCGCGATAAATATTAACGGGATGCCGTCGGCTGCATATCCTACGAGTGCTCCTAGTAGCTTTTCGATGTCGGCGTCAGAGTCGGAAACACAGAAGAAGCAAGACGAAGCAATTGCTGCGCAGCTTGATCACGACCGCCAGCAGATCCAAGGGCTTAACAGGCACTCGGAAGGAAATGCAAAGCAGGACATTGAAACTCAGGCGATGGGTGCTACGCAGCAGGTAGCGGGCGAGCAGCATCGGATCGAGGCCGAGAATCAATTGCAGCAAATGAAAGACCCGTTGATGACGCAAGCAATTGAGGCGCATCAACAGGAGCAGGAAGCCATTCAAAAGCTTGACGACTGGC